ATTTCAGCATTTTGTAAAGGCATTTCAGCATTTTGTAAAGGCATTTCAGCATTTTGTAAAGGCATTTCAGCATTTTGTAAAGGCATTTCAGCATTTTGTAAAGGCATTTCAGCATTTTGTAAACGCATTTCAGCAGCATTTGCCATAACTTCTCTAAGATTTGATTGTGAATCTATTTTATTAGGTGTATTAGATGTATTAGGTGTATTATGTATTTCTACGAGTTCTCCTCCTCTATCTTTTATAACAATATTACCAGTTTCTATTAAAAACTGAAATGTTTTTTCTTTAAAAGATGAAAGAGGTTCACTTTCATCAGTATCTTGAGAGAAAATACTTGATATATTTACACTTTTAATATAATTTGAAAATATTTTGCTTTGTAAAATATGTTTACCATTTTCTATATCTTTAGGTATTCTTTCTTTATATCCAGATATGTAATTTTTAAATATTTTAGTTAAAATTGAAATTGGTAAATAATTTTCTTTAGAAATTCCCATTATTTTTTCACAATATAAATTACTTTCTGTAAATTGTAAGGGTTCTTCTAATTGTAAGGGTTCTTCTAATTGTAAGGGTTCTTCCAATTGTCTATGAAAAATTAGACGTTGCTGATCTGGAGGAATTCCTTTTTTATTTTGTAAATTTTCTCTTACACTTTCAATAGTATCGCTTGATGCAACTGTTTGAGTTGATGATGAAGTGTTTGTACCTCCATCTTGTTGAGAAGTATCTTCTCCTTCAACTATCATATTATAAACATCATTGTCAAATAATAGTTCTTTTAAACCAGCGCCAATTATGATTGCAGTAGCGATTTCAATATTTTGTTTAGATTGATATGATTCATACAACTTATCACGCAAAGTTTTTAAATAAATTAAATAATTTAAATATAATTGATAATCTAATGATTCATCTATATTATCATTATTTACAATTTCATTGAGTGATTCCGCAATCATATAAATTGGTAACATTGGATGAAAATAACGATTATCTTTTAATAAATCAGGTTCTTTTTCTTGATTTTGTTTTGGAGCAATTTCTATATTTAATTTTTCGGCAAGTTCTGTTAACGCTTTTATTTTTTCTGAATCTTCTTCTTCCGCACTTCCTCCATTTTTCATTTCTTCTTCAGAATTAAGCAAATGTTTATCACTAATCTCATCTTGTATTTGATTTAATTCATCTAATACATATTCATTACGTTTATAATCTAAATTTGCAGTTAATAAAACATATGTAGTATCTTTAATATTAGTTTCAACATTTGAATAAAATATTTTATTTCCTTGATTTGGTAATCTTTGTCCGTTTGTTCGCGTTGATATTGAACTAAATGATTCATCTGTATATTGTTTTTTTATAACTTCACCACCAATAATATCAGTTACATTTCCAAATTCATCATATTCAAGTGTTATTTCTGTATCAGATGTAAGTTTTTCTTCAAATAATTCACATGGTAAATTATTGTTATTTTTTTTATTCAAAGTATCTTGTGAATTTTCATTTATTATAATATCATCTGCTAATAAATTAGCAATTGGTTCTTTAGAGTCTGGTTCTTGATATTCATTTGTTGATTGTTCTATTGTCACACTTTGCATAGTTAAAATTGTCTCTATTTTTTCATTTTCTGTAATTTGGGTATTTTCTGCAAGTGTAGACGGAAAAACTAAAAATACTTCTCCACAAAATCCTTTAGTTACCATTAAAAATTTTTTTTTGCGATACTCATTCATTAGTGCATTTTTTAACTCATAAAGAACAGTTTGGTTTTTTTCAATCTCTATAATTTTATCAAATAATACTACATAATTATCATATAAATATTTTTTAACATCACTTGGTAATATATCTAAATTATATAAAAAAACATTTTTATCTGATTTGTAAAAATTTGAACCTACTACTACATTTTTAAAAGCTTCCCATGTTCTACTATTTCCTTGTGTATTACTCCAATCCCAACCACTTGCTAGTTTGTAAGTTAGCGTTTTTCTATATTTTTCTATTGTTTTTTGTATATCAATTGTTAATTCATTATTTTTATCGAGAATAAAATATTTTGAAAGAGTTGAATCTAAATTTTTTATATTATTAATAATTTTATGATAAAAATTAATAATTTTATCATTTGAATTAATAAGTTCTTTAATATTAGAAATATTTTCTTCAGTAAAATATTCATATTGAATAGTTGCATTTTTAATATTTTGATCTTCTAATTGTTGAGTAATTTCTCCTATACATTTTTCAATATTATTATTTTCATCTAGGTTTAAATCTGGAAAATTTATTAATAAATGACAATACATTAAACATTTACTAAATATTTCAGATGTAAATTTTGTAAAATCAATTACAAAATTACTACTACTTTCTGGTTTAATACTCGTTATTGTTTCTGGATAATGATTTATGTATACTTCTCTAATTTCATTATAAGAATTTATTTTTGGTTGTATTTTTGTGTCATAAATATTTAATGTTTCAGTACGATTCTTTATTCCTTCTAATATTTTATTCAAAAATGTTTTCTGGTTTTCAAATCTTTCTTTCAGTTTACTTAAAATAATTTCCTTCGACGCTTGTTTAAAAATATACGCTGATCTTGTTTTTGCATGTGTGTATATACATTCAACTCCACATAATAAAGCAAATGCTAATGCAATTCTATCATGAGTAACAAAATATATATTTGTAAAATTAGATTGAATATCTATATCACCTATTTGTTGTGGAACTCCTGGTTTTCTATATACTTTAAAGTTTAATGATTTTAATAATAAACAAACTAATACTTGCAACCAATCACCTGATCTTTTTTGTTGTAATTTTGCATTAAATAAAAAACTATTTTGTACATTTGGTTTTTTTGTTAATAAACCTATTATTTGTACTAAAATGGATTGTGAAAAAGTAATATTATTTTTTTTTTTACTATCTAAAACTTCTTCACTTATTCCATCTTAATTTGTGATAAGTAAATTAGTTGTATATTCTGTTCTTTGTCCTTTCCTACTTCTTTGTAATTCTGATAATTGAAAATTAAAGCTAGTAAAAAATTTATCATAAGCGCTTTGCTCTGGATTTTTTAATAAATCACCTGTTATGTCATTTAATTCATATGAATAATTATAATTAAAAGATTCTGGATTTGCTGATTCACATGATATAAAATTTACGCCAGTTATTGAATCACCTGTTTTATCATTAACATTATTAAAAATATTTTCATCTAAACATGTTTTTCCTGCAGGATCATTAATAACTTCTGGAGTAATAACAAAATAAATAGTTTTATTATTAATATCTTTTTTTTGGTCTTCATTATCAGGGTCTTTTGTTAATATTTCTAATATACTTACTGCAGCAGCGTCAACAATAATTGCAGAATGATCTTCAATATCTAAATTTTCAATAAAATCATACGCTGAAATATATTTTTTTTCTCCATTTATTTTTTCAGCTACTACACACGCTTTTACTGAATATTCATTTTCATTAATCGTTTTTATTGTATAACTATCTGTAATTCCATTTTTTGGTTTTGGATGACTAGTATCTGAATTTTGCTCTTCTCCTTCAACCAAATATGCACTAAAATCAGAAATTGAATCATCATTATTTATTTCAGTTACAACACTTGATAAAGCGTTACTTTCATCATTAAAGTTAAAAGACTCTGTAATACCATTTGGAAGACCTGATATATATATATCACGATTATTCATTATAGTTTTTTGAATACTAGGTATATCTGTATGAAAATCATGCCATGAATCTGTTTCTGACAGATTTGCTAATGTATTTATTATATTAACTGCCATTTTTATATAATATATAATGTATATAAATTATATTTTATATTTTATATTTTATATTTTATATTTTATAAATACAAAATATATTTATTTTTATTGCTAAATTTAATTATTTTGGAGTAATTGGTTTTACAGCACTTACAAATGCTTTATAACCTTGTGGAAATTTATCACCACTGTTATTCATAATATATCTTTGTCTAGGAAAAAATGTAGCAACTTTTGGATTCCAACATAAAAACTGTAATTGTCCTGGAACATTAGAACAAGTATTTAAAAAACATTGTCTCGCTGTTTGTTTTCCTTCTTTTACAATAACTTGTGAACAAGGATTTACATATGATCCACATATTAAATTACCCCCATCTTGTAATGAAGCAGAACTACAATTAAATGGATTAGGTACATCATATTGATATGGTCCAGATATATTATTTGGTTGTCCTACTATTTCATTTGGAAATGGTATTTCTGTATAATTTACACGTAATAAACTAGATACATTTGGATTTGAGTATGTTTGAGTTTGAGTAGCGAAATTTTTTCTTCTATTGCACCATAAACTTTTTGAAATTTGCGAATATTTTTGTTTTTTTGTTAAATTGGAAGAATTATTTTTATATTGTAATATATTTCCTTTGTATAATAATTTATCTTCATAATTTGCTTGCACTTGAGTAGTTGTTTTATTTGTAATTGGAGAATAAGATTCATTATATAAACTATTTGGAACAATATATGTGCATAAATTTTGTACTCTACTCCAAGCTCTGGGGGGGATTGGTAAATAATTGCAAGTTGCCATTAATATATTAAATTATTTTTGTTTTTATTAAAAATAAAATACATAATATAAATAAAATAATTGTTATTATAGGATTACTACAAAAATATCTACGTATTCCATATGTTTCATGTGGCGGAATAATATCACATAATTTATAACTAATAAAAAGTAAAAATAAAATGATAAAAATATATAAATATTTCATAATTTATTTATATATTTATTTCATATAAAAAATATTTTTATGGTTGTCCTGGATTAAACATATCTCCAGACCCATAGAAAAACCATCGCAAAGATAGATAATTATATATTTTATCACTCATTCCATTAGATCCTATCATTGTAGTATTTGGACCAGCGTTTACGATTTTTTGAATTGCTGCAGTTCCTAAAGAATAATTATAATACCATAAATTTGATATATAACCGCCAAATCCACCATTCATTGCTACATAAACATCCCCATAGTTTTGTTTTGGAACACCAACTAAATTTACACTTCTTGAAATTGTTCCATTTACATAAACATCTAATGTTGAATTTTGACAACGAACAATAACATTTACCCATTTATTCATTGGTATATCTGGTATTGTAATTTCTTCATTAATGACATTATAAGTATTCATAATAATAACTAATGTATTTGTATTTGGCGCTATATATAATCCTGGTGCATTAATTGGTTGAATTAATCCATTTGATGATAACGCGCTATTTCCTTTACTAAAAATATGTTTGTATATTCCTTCATTTGTTTGTAAACTTTCAATAAAAATCCAAACAGACCATGAAAACTCTAAACCATCTGTTGCATTTACTGATCTATATATAGTTACTGCTCCATTACTGCTAGGATCTTGCGGAAAAACAATCATTTGTGTAGCGTCAACCATACCATCAATTAAATGAGGAGAATCGCTTGGTTTTAACATTGCTGATAAAATAGATATACCAATTCTTAAAGCAATTATAAAACCAAAAATAACTAATATCATGAAAGCAAATTTAGCAATTAAACTATTTGATTCTAAAAAATCTTTAGTTTGAAAAGTTGGTTTAGTTGTTGAAAAAGAATTAAATGAATCATTATTACTCATTTTATATATTAAATAAATAAGAAAAAAACATAAGTTACACAATTTAAATATTTAAATCGTCCACGTATTTTCTGTTTCTCCATTTTGAACTAAAGATATTTGTAATTGATAAGCGCCAAACATACTATTCCAACTAGAGTATCCTTGTGAATAAATATTCCACGCTTGTTGTGGATTAATTGAATTAGGATAATACTGTAATTTAGATGTCCAACCATCAAAACCACCTGCTGGTGTTACATGTATATTTGCATTGGCGTTTATGCTAGCAACACCAGGTAACAAACATGTTCTTACTAATTTACCATCAATATAAATATCCATTGTTCTTCCGTAAACGCTTAATATTAAATTAACCCATCTTTGAATGGGAACATTTGCTACAGAACATGTATGTACAACAGTATTTCCACCTGTTGTTGTTGGTTCTTGATCAACGCCAGGATAACAACCTAAAGAAATTGAAACATTATTTTCAACTGCTCCTAAAACAACTGCTGGACAAGGATCTAAACCACTTACACCAGAAATAGACCCACCACTTGATGTGCTTTTAGCGCCCATTCTTCCAAATATCACTTTAGGATCACCGTAACGATAATTCCAGTCATTTACATAAAACCAAACAGAATAGCAAAAATTGCTAGATGGTGTACTTGTTCCATTTGTAGCTAAAGAACTTGCTTGAATTACAGAAGCTGTTTGTCCACTTTGAATACTTTGTAATGTATATGGATCTGAAAAAATATATTTTATTAACATAATAATTAAAACAATTATTACTATTGTAATTACTATACTTAAAACACTCATCGTATAATATAGATTTAGAAATTTTATATTTTATTTTTTGTTAAATATTATATCATTTTTATTTCTTATTTTATTTATTTTATTTTAGATTAAATATTATTACAAAATATAAAATTAAGTTACTGTAGTTATAGAACTTTCTGCAGTTGTTATATTATTTTTTAGTATTGTTGTATTTGATTCATTTAAAACAGGAGGAGTTTTATTTTTTAAAGAATTATATAAATAATATATATTTGCATTTTTTAACGCTTTTTTGAAATAAACTACATTACATATACCACCTTTTATTCCATTATTTTCACCAATAGTTAAATTGTCTAAATTATAATAAGGAACTACTCCCGGATTTGATTTTACTAATTCACCATTAATAAAAATATCCATTGTACCATTTACATAGTTAATAATTATATTATTCCATTTTTGTAAAAGTATATTTTCTGTTTTGTATATAATTCTATTATCATTTTCATCAAAATCTGTTAAACTATTTCTTGTATTTTCTTTTAAATCTTTTTGTTGTACTACAATCATAAGAGTACTTGTTTTCCCATTATATAATATATTTGGTTTACCTGCAAAATTTAATAATGATGTATAATTATTATAAGACGAACTTGTATTTGGTGGGTCTGCATGAATAAATATCCAAGATGATAATGCATATTCATAATAATATTCGTCAGTTCCATTTAATTCTTCATATGTTCCTAAAGCATACTGTGTGTCTGTATATACTGGTTGATTTACTAATTGTTTACCACCTTGAAGACTAAATACATTAAAAAAAGATGGCACTGTAAAATATATTACAAATAATAAAATACCAAATATTAACATTAATATTGAACTCATATTTGTAGCGTTGTACTCTTTAAATAAAAAAGCGCTAATTTTTTCAAATATACCACTAAACCAACAAGGAATATAAAATATACTGTTTAAAATAAAATCAAAAAATGCATTTTTTTTAGAATTACTACTTTTACTTGGTAATTCAACTACTATTACTTTATATATCAAACTTAAAATAACTAATACAAGTAATAAATTTAATACAAAACTTACTGTACTTGATTCACTTGATAAATTTTGAATACTGTATACTATCCAAAAAATTAAAAGACTAGAAATGATAATTCCAAATAAAACTAATAAAGATTTTTTAAATAAATTTACTTTGTTTATTACCGTAGATTTATTTGAATTATCAATAAATAAATTAGAAATTAATACAATAGATGATAAAATGCATATTAATAATAATAAAATAATTACTCCTATTGCAGTTGATTGATTTTCTGAAGAAAAAAACCCACCAGGATACGTTGCAATTAAAAATGTTATAACTACAATAAATATTAAAAATAATATAGCGCCATATTTACCAAAATTTGTGAAATTGTCTAAAAAATTTATTTTATTTTTTTCTGATTCTTGTAATGTAAATAAAATCATTAAATATAAAAATGCAAATACTGTAACTATGATTGTTAATAATAATGAATAACCAAAGTATTTTTGTATATAACCTCCTGGATCAATATTATAATAAATAATACAAATAGTAATAATACAAAACAATATTATTACACTTTTTACTCTTTCATAATTTATATTAAAATCTTCTACATATTTTTGTTTACTTGATTTATATAAAAAAAAACTACCTAACCCCATAGTAATTAAATTAATAATAAAACCATAAGTATTTAAAATATCTGATGGCATAAAACGAAAAAATAATATTAAAAATAT